GTTGTCGGTAGATGAGTTATTAACCATTTACCGTTATTACCGTTACGTCCTCCCTTATGATATAAGAAATCACTGGGGGGCAATTTTAACGAAGATCTCTCGTCCGAGTATACCCAACCAAGGTATACTGTGGGCGTGCATTTTGGTCCTGGTGTTGATTTACCTCACACACAGGACTATTAGTGGAACAATTTCCATGGCCCGACGCTTCGCTCTGAGCAGTGCAGTACTCTCGACCCTAACTATCCTCTTTGCCTTGACTTTTGTCGAGCAGGTGAGTAGATCTGAGTACTATCTGTACAGTTACTTCATTACTGTCGATCACCACTGGCCCACGATGTGTCTTTACACACGTGTCGACCAGACGTGCTTGTCTCTAGAGTTAAATCCAACCCTGCAGATGTGGTTAACCATACATATCATGCTTGTGTTGCTCTTACAACTCGCGAACGCTATTATTTACGACCCCTACTTTGCAAAGTTCACAACAACTTTACTTAGTCGGGTGTGCACAAGGCCAGTACGATCCCCCTCGAACCTGAGGGGGTGGTTTAGAGACCTAGTAACCGAGCTCTTCACCGTGCCCGGCCATACCCATGGTCGGAGCGCGGGAGCACGCACCACGGCGAGTCAGACAATTACCAAATTTGCCATGACGTCCGCCTATACCCCATATTTTGTCAGTATGTCAAAGACCGATCAACGCAACGATGCCATCGGTTCCCGCAACTGGTATTGGGGTAAGGACACCGGAGCCGAACCCCGGTGCGATGCTGTTCCTGAAGACGCTATGATGGTAATGATTGACGTGGATTACTACGTCGACATGCCAAGCTACCTCGTCAACACAAATAAACCTGTGGCAATATACACATTCACACCCACCTCCGCCGCCAAGACGGAGGGTGAAGTTGCCTATCGCTTTAATGAAGACCAGTCAATAGAATACCTGGTCTCAGGGTCTGGCGCTTACCACCACCAGCTCTGGGACTATGCCCATGACACCATAAGGGCAGAAACCTATGGGTGGGACCCGTACATAACAGGCCCGCTCTTTAAGTTTCTCGGTTACCCGACTGCGTCAGCGCATTTTGCTGTCGATCACCATCGTGTAGATGCTGATCACGCGATCATTCTCCTCACACCACTCATCAGCGTAAAAGGCTTATTAGCCCCACTGTTGAGATACATGCGTGCGGCACCCCTGAATAGGATGTGCCCTGTCGAGAATGGTTGGACCGTACTACTCATACAAAGTACTAGGGGATTAGTCTCCTCCGTGGCCCGCTTGGGGTCATGGGCAGCCGCAAGCGCCACATCCAGCAACGTGGACGCGCTCAAGGAAATACATGAGTTGTCAACCAAAGGTCTATCGCCGCCCCATGTTGGGAGTGTTATCAAAGACTCCACCCGGGCCCAGCAATATGTCCTCGCTTCCTATGTCCACTCTAAGTCAGAGGGCGGAACGCGAGTCATTGAAGCAGATGTTACCAAGCCACGTTCATATACCTACGTCACCAAAGATGGGGACGGCACTTTTGATGTGCCGTTGGACGACACGCCAGGTTTAACCCCATTCATGAACCCAATCGGTCCCCC